TACTTTTTACAATTAGGGGGTTATGGTATGGCTCACGATTATGTATATAAAACAACTATTAATAAAGCTGTTATTATGATGTGCAGTAAAGATAATTACTATCAAGAATTTGTAATAGAGGGATCAGAATTTAGAGAAGCTAAACATAACTTTTTAAAAAGAGTTACAGAATATTACGAAATAAAACAAGAACCTAAAGTAGAAGTAAAAGAACAAGACTTTTTAGAAAGAGCAGAAGAAGAGAAAAAAGAATTAGAGGAATCTTATAGAGAATCATTAAGACAAGCTAACGAAAGGAAATTTCACGATGAGACTTAGAGATATACAAATGTATTTAGATAAGTTTACTGATGGTAATAAAGGGACAGCTATTTCAGACTGTCAAGTATTTATTGAGATGCAAGATGGATCTTTGCAAGAAATTAAAAAAATGGAATTGCAAGAAAGTCGATTGGTTGGTAAGATAAACAGCAGTTTAGCCTGGAGAGTGGTAATGAAAGGGGAACCTAGAAGTAAAGCTCCTCAGTCATTAACATTTAAAATTTAAGTTTCCCTCGCGGGTTGGCTGTGGAAGCTAGCGTGGAAGCAGCCGTAAAACCTGCAGGTAATTAACAAGAAGTCAACATAATGACAGGAAGGAGATATAATGGCTAAAAAGAAAAAGAATAAAAAAAATAAGAAAAAGAAGAAAAATAAAAAGAAAAAGAGAAAATAGTGTGACATTTATGCAACACTGTTGCATAAAAGCAACAGTGTGCCAACATAAGTGGAGATTTAGGGGCATTGATTTTTTTTTTCTATCAAAAAAAAGTCGGTGGCACAGTGGCACAAACCGTAATTTTGGCTTAAAAGTGTTGGTATTATTGACTAATAGCTGTGCCAGAGGGTCTGTTTTCGGTGGCACAGGGTGGCACAAATGGCGTCAATACTAGCTTTTTTGACTTTTTACGGTGGCACAAAATCAAAAAGTGTACGATGAATTCAGATTTTGTACTCGGCGCGCGCGACCCTTTTGGTTTTTTTGAAAAACTTTATAGGGGTCAAATCTCCACTTATATGCTAAAAGGACTTTATGCCTAAAACTAGACGAACTAAAAAATCAAAGTATAAACATATAATAATTAAGAACAAAAAGTATTATTTTTATAAAATTAAGTGGGTTGACATTACCGGTGATTCAGGGCACGCTACCCCAGATGAATTTGAAAAATTTATGCCAAATAAAATGTTAACTTTTGCGTATGTTTTTAAGAAGAATAATAAATATGTTTGGACATTTAGTAGCTATGATACGACTGATGTATCCTTCTCGGATAGGAACGTCTTCCCCATCGGTTGCATTAAGAAAATGGAGAAAATGTCTATATGACAAACAAAACTCTTGTGAAAAATATGCCAAATGTGAAATGGCAGGCGATACCTCCTGTGAAAGGGCCTAACCCACAAGGCCTTATAGACAAAGGTGTCATTAGTAATAAAGTAAAGCTTAAAGAATTAAAAGAGCTTCGTAAATATATTGCTAAAACTGATGTAGAGAAGATCTTTAAAAAATAAAATCAATCAATCAATCAAATAACCAAAGGACTATATGAAGTATTATAACTTAATAAATGGTTTTTTTAACAGGCACCAAGGAATAGTATTATTTCTTATGCTTGTTGTGATTTATCTAGACTGTTCTTTTCGTCACTAGATTCCACAACCACACCCTCAATTAAACTTTTGTGATCATCTAAAATCTGTTTCATTTTAGATTCTATTTCTGATTCTGAGAGCTTATCTATATTGCCAGTCATAATTAATTTTTGGTCAACATAGAGTCCTGCCGCTTTACCTCTAGCAACTTCTGCATTGGTAGCTGCAGACCACGCTCCCTTTGCTCTAGCCTCATCTCTGATTCTAGCTAGCTCTGTTATATGTCTTTCAAAATTGACACCATATTTTTCTTGAATCTCTTGTCTTAACTCTCCAATATATTTGACAACTAAAGGTGAGTATTTAGGATTTCTTAATTCAGATGCAGCTTGTCTTGGTCTAGATTTATACCCTGCTTCATATGCACATTCACTAGGACTTTTACGTCCTTCATTGAATACTAGTAATTCTGCGAATTTAATCTGTCTTTCACTAAGTTTTGCTGGTAATCCCATACCTTGACTTATATCGTACATTGTCGTACAAGTCAAATTATGAAAACTTTATTAATGATATTAGGTTTACTTGGTGCATCCACAGAGAGCCCTGTTCCAGATGGAACTAGCCTAATTGTAAAACAAGTTTACAACAAGGTGTACGATGAAAAGAGAGTCCAAACTGTGGAAACTTTTGTCCAAAAATACCCCCCAGATTTCTTGGACTAGACTAGAGTCTTGGAGTAGCTTTGGCACTCCAGATTGCTTAGGATATAACGATTCTTGTGGTTTTTTTATGTGTGAGCTTAAGATAGCTGATGGTAAAAAAATACACTTTTCCCCCCATCAAAAACTATTTCATATGACTAGAACCAAGCGTAATTTTATACTTGTTCAACAAGCCGCGAAAGGCTCCCAGCCTTCCGTAAAACTTTATGGATCATCCTCGATCCACGGCCTGCTTGCAGACCACCGGGAGACGCCGCCCCTAGCTCAGGATGATTGGGCCGCGATTCAACGGGCCTTCTTAGGCTTGCGCCCTAATTGAGCTTGGGCACTCTCCACGAACCGCGCTGAGTTGACCGCGTTCAGCTTGTCCGCTTGACAACCTGTGGGCCCACCCTCCCGCTCGCTTGCTCGCTTGCTCGCTCGCCAGCTTGTAGACCTTCCCTCCTTCAAACACCATTCGTAATGATTTTGTAATATTTTTTCGCTTTCAGTGTTTGCCATAAACTACTCTCTTCACTGAAGTGTCCCAGCAGGCCCTGCAGCTCTTGCACTCGTTGCCCTGCTTAGGGGCCGGGCAGGTGATCTGGGCCGCGTCAGTCGTCACACCTGACGTGAAGGGCCACCAGCTCGCAGGTGCTGCCTGGTCCACCATATGATCCGATAAAACTATTTTTATATTAGATGGAACCTCTTCAGGGGTGATTAACTTAAGGAACCGCGCTTCACGCGTCGGCAGCCAGTGGGACGTCTCCGGCGTCCGCTTGCACACTTCAAAAATATTTAATAGATGTTTTTCGCTTTGGATGTCTCCTGAGTCGTGCCATCTGAAGTGGGCGTGACCTGTGACCAGCGTCACCATTGCGTCGACCCATCGTGGGTCTTCTAAAGATTTCAACCTGCGGTTGAGCGCGTCCTGTACATTCTTAAACCTGTACCGGCCCTTCAGGGCATAGCAGCCAGCGCACACTGAGCCCGGGACCTTCACCAGCTTCGCGCCTGTTATGCAGCGCTGCGCGGGCAGGTTATAAGCCGGGCCTGGCATCTTCGATGGTTTACTCAGGCCGCCTGTAATTTTTTTAGCTTCTTTTTTTAACATATATCCTTTCTTATAAATTCCCATACTACCAGAACAGGGGCTCGCTGTCAACGCTTGCTCGCTAGCTTGTTAGCTTGCGGGCCCACCCTCCCTTTTTTTTACCACTTCGTAATACTACGCTTGTGGCTTGTAAGCTTGGGCTCCTGAAGCTTGCCCGCTTGTACTTCAATCACTGGACCAAACTTCTTCCAGTTGTTAGCCATCACGTGCAGCTCTCCGCGAAGCGTGAGCATCTGGCCCGCGCTTGCGTTCTTGATATTTAATTTAATTGTTTTCATCATTCCTTTCTTTTTTACTAGGGGTAAAACCGGTTAATTAAGTCCTCTGGACCCCGCTAACAATTGCCTTCGCAATTGAGATTACTTCAAACCCCTAATGGCCAAGCCAGCGAGTTTCGCCTCTCGCTGGTTTATGGCTTGACCCCTGACCGGCGGTGCACACTCCCTTCCATCCCACTCTAATAGCTTGCGCTCTTCAAGTTGGGACTTGGTTGTTCTTGTCGCCGATCAGGGCTCAAGGCTGGCGCTTTCGCGCCAGCGTAATTTTTACCAACTACAACTATACTCTATAACTTCTCCTCTTTTTAATGCTTCTTTACACCATTTCACAAATTGCAAGTCCATTTTTTTATATTCTTTGGCTTGCTCTTCTTGAAATTGTTGTCCCCAGAAAAAACCATCAGTTGCAAAATAATCATAGTAATTTGATTTAATTGCTTCTTCTAATCTCTTCAGAACATCTTTAGTAATGATTACTTTATGATCACCACCATTAAAGCCCAACCCATTTAAACCACTATGTTTATCAGTATCTTCCTTTGGGTTTTGCTTTGCATATTCACGCGCCATAAAAACTTGAAGCCTTGCGTGTTTTCTCCAGACAAAACCATCTTTGGCTGGATCGTATTTATCAGAATAGACTTTTTTAAAATCTATTTCCTGATTTCTTTTTTGTGCGTATTGATCTAGTCCCATATCTTACCCCTTATTATAAACAATCAGCGCAGTATCTTGTATCTTTAGAACTACGATAATCAGTTGTTATTATTGCTTTACAAGATCGACAATTTAAAAATATATCTCCATTTTTTGAATTGTCTTTTTTCTTTCTTGCTTTCTTCTTTTTCATATATGGGAGTTTATACTAATAAAAACAAGTGTCAAGAATTATTTTTAACGATTCGCGCACAGGTTGCATTTGCTTGTGTCCTACGGGCCCACCCACCCTAAAAAAAATAAAAAAAGATTTGACAAAGAATTTCAATATGATATTTTCCCACATAGAAAGGAACTAATATGCAAAAAATACGTATGAATACCGAATTCAGAAATAAGATTTTGAATAGGTATGTTGATAGTGCAGAAAAAGAAAACACGCAAGAGAAAGAGGCATTTCTACAAGCAAGAGAAGATGTAGATAAAGCATACACAGTTGCGTTTCCAGTTGCCCAACAAGTAATGGCAAGACACTTTCCAAAGGAAGATGTTGACACTTGTAGAGCATTAAAGAAAAAATATGGAAGTCCTCTTGATGTTGTTGCCAAAGATAAGTGTTTTCATTTTGCTTATGTGGAAAATAGACCATTAAAAGAAGATGAAGATGAAGATGATTTGAAAAAAGAAGAACACTTTGATTTTGGTCTGTATGGTAATGTTGGCGAGGGTAGGTATGATGATAGAACTGGCGAACAATTCGCTAATGCTTATTATCGTGATGAACTCAAAGCCAATGGTTGTAATGCAGA